TTACTAGTGCAGATACTACAGTTGCATTGAGTGGCATACCTAATACTACGATTAGTCTTGTATTAGGTAGTAAAATTAGGGGTAGTAAATTAGAAATATGGCGTGGCTTTTACAATGATCAAGGTGAATTGACTAGCAATGCTAAAAGATTTACTGGTATTATCACTGGATATAACATCGAAGAAGACAGACAAGATTTAGATGACACTTTTACTGTTGCTGTAAGTGCAAGTAATTATAAAACTGTGTTAGAAAACAGATTAGCAAGTAGACGTACTAATCCAGAAAGTTGGGAATCTTTTGATCCTGATGATACTTCTATGACAAACATTTATTCTATTGCTACGCAAACGTTTGACTTTGGTAAAGAACCAAAATATACATCTACTGGTGGCCGCAGAGGCGGAGGCAATAGCAATAACAGTGGTGGTGGTGGCAGACAGCAGTTGAAATAATTATGAAGATACGTGAAGCAAATAAATTTGATGTTGACTATTTTGTAGACTTAGTGCATCAATTAGCAGATGCAGAACATATTGCAACATATAACCACGGTGGTTTAGATAGCGAATATCTAAATCAGTTGTTTGCTACAATCATAGCAGGCGCAGGTATTGCATTAATTGCAGAAGACGATAAAAAACAAAAAAATGTAGGCATGGCTATAGGTATGATTTCTCCTGCTCTTTGGGCACCACACATTTTAAATATGATTCAGATATTATTGTGGACAGATGAAGAATATCGCAAAACTAGAACAGGATATAAGTTGTTAAAAGCCTACGAAGACAAAGTAGAAGAATTTATAGAACAAGATCGCATAAGATATAGTACGATTTGTGCATCAGAACCATTGTTTGACACAGATTTTAGTAAGTTTAATTATACAATGGATGAAAAAGTTTGGATAAGGGGAGCATAAGATGCCACAGGCTATACCAGTAATCGTAGGTGCAATCAAAGCGGCAATCGCTAAAATAACCTTATCAGCAGTTATTACTTTTGCTGTTAAAACAGCAATTGTGTTTGGTGTAAGTAAATTATTAGCAAAAAGATCATTAGGTGGGTTTGGACAAGACGATGCAGGAGCACGTGTACAATTACCACCTGCATCACAAAATATGTTGCCTGTTGTTTATGGTAAAGCATACATAAAACCAGTTATTACTGATGCAAAAATATCCTCAGATCAAAAAACAATGTGGTATTGCTGTGCATTAGCAGAAGTTAGTGATGATCAAGGTGGCGGGGGCGGCTCTTATTCGTTTGGTAATATCTATTGGAATGGTGCTAGATGTAATTTTACTGGTAATTCACCTACAGTAGTTAGTACTACAAACAACGCAGGTCAAACAGATAACAAGATGAATGGTAAGATATTCATCTATCGCTTTCCTAATGGTAGTAGTTCTGGTATTACATTAGGCGGTTCAAATGCTATTACTTTGATGAGTGATGCACAGATTCCTGCAAATCTACAATGGGATAGCCCATTATACACACAAGGTTCGCTTACTAAAGGCGCAAAGATGTCAAACACTGCGTTTATAATTGTAAAATTAATTTACAACCAAGACGCAGATATCTTAGGTTTAGGTGAATTAACAGTAGAACTTGAAAACAGTCTTAATAAGCCAGGTGATGTAATTAAAGATTATCTTATTAATGACAGATATGGATGTGCCATACCAGTTGATAATATTGATACTGCATCATTAGATGATTTAAACACATATTCTGATCAGAGTATCACATATACAGATGAAAACGGTTTTTCAGCGACACAACCACGATATCGCATCAATGGACCAGTAAACACAGCACAGTCTTGTTTGACTAATTTACAAGATTTAGCAGATGCATCTGATTCTTGGATACAATACAGTGATATTGAAGACAAATGGAAAGTTGTCATTAACAAACCATATGATGTAGCACCAAATGCTGTTACAACTAATGATTTGTATCATGTTATCAGTGATTATGGAGACAATTGTAATTTGATTGGTGGTATTCAGATCAATCCAATCGATTTAAACGCAAGTTATAATAGTGTACAAGTAGCATACCCAGATCAGAACGTAAGAGATCAAACAAACTACGAAATATTTGATTTTACTGACATATCAAATGCTTGGTATGATCCTGATCTGTTAAGTCCAAATGAACCTGTTAATAAACTTGATTTTGAATTACCACAAGTCAACAATTATATTCAAGCCGCATATCTTGGTGTACGTAGATTGTTACAATCACGTGAAGACTTAGTTATATCGTTTCAAACAGACTATTCTGGTATACAAATAGAAGCAGGTGACGTAATTAGAGTTACATCTAACGAATATGGATGGACTGCACCTACTTTCCCTGATGGTAAACTATTCAGAGTATCACAAGTACAAGAAATCAAAGATGATGCAGGTAATCTTTATGCAAAAATTACTGCTTTTGAATATAATAGTACAATTTATGGTGATAACTCATTAACAGATTATGTACCTGCTGATAACACAGGATTAGACGATCCTAACGTCATTGGTACACCTATTGCACCTACAGTTGAACTTGTTAACATCGGTGCACTAAAATATATTAGAGTAACAGGTACTATACCAACAGGTGGTATTACACAATACTTAGATTTTAACTATGGTACAGACAGTAATTCTGAAACGCATAATTTTTATAAAACTGTAGCACAATCATCAGGTAATCCATTTACTGACGGGGCAACAGTAAGCATAGAATTAAATGATATACCAGTAGGTAATTACTATTTTTCTGTTACTGCTAGAAATGATATGGTTGGACAAAGAGGTCCATCAAGTTCGCCTGCTATTGACTGGTTAGGTACAGATATTGCACCTTATATTGAGATTGTAATACCAAACGTTACATCATCAGGTAATTTATTCTTTACAGACACAGGTAATGCATATACAAATCTTTCTCCAGGTGGAAATGTTTTTCTTGGTACAGGTCCTGGACAATTACAACCAAACACATACGTTACAAACGTAGCAAATAGTACGCACTTTTATGTAAGTGCAACTCCTGTTGTTGCATTGTCTGGAACAGAAGTTTTAATTGACATTGGTGGTATCAATGGTGGTTCAATCTTACCAGATACGTTGAATGGTAACGCTTTAATTGGTAACACAGTAAATGGTAATGTTTTAATTGATAACACAGTAAACGGTAATGTTGTTATCGATGGAACGCTAAATGGTAATGCTATCGTAACTAATACTGCTAATGGTAATATTATTATTGATGGTACGATTACTGATTTACAAATTGCTCAAAATACCATTACTGCTAATAACATTGCGGCTAATACAATTACTGCTAACCAAATAGCAGCCAATACTATTACAGGTAACAATATTGCAGGTAATACTATTACTGGTAACAATATTTTTGGTAATACTATTACTGCTAATCAGATGGCAGCCAATTCTATTATAGCAGGATTGATCGCCGCTAATGCAGTCACAGCAGGTACAATAGCCGCTAACGCAGTCACAGCAGGGACAATCGATGTTGGGGCAGTTACAGCAGGAACAATAGCGGCCAACGCAGTTACATCAAACACGATAGCAGCCAATGCTGTTACTGCTGGCACTATCGATGCTAATGCTGTGACGGCTGGAACAATAGCGGCTAATGCTGTTACTGCTGGCACTATTGATGCTAATGCAGTCACAGCAGGTACAATAGCAGCCAATGCAGTTACTACTGGCACACTAGATGCAAATGCTGTTACAGCAGGTTCGGTGGCGGCTAATGCAATCACTGCTGGTACAATAGCCGCAGGCGCTGTAACAGCGGGTACTATTGATGCTAATGCAGTCACAGCCAATACTATTGCGGCAAATGCTGTAACTGCTGGTACTATTGCAGCCAATGCAGTCACCGCAGGCACTGTAGCGGCTAATGCAATTACATCAAATACTATTGCAGCCAACGCAATTACAGCCGCAAAGATTGACGCAGGCGCTGTTTATGCAGGTGCAGTACAAGCAAATGCTATTGCTACAGCAGAACTTGCAATAGGTGCTGTAACGCAAGCACGAAGCACACAAGCACCCGTAAACTTTGAGTATGTGCCTTTCTTTAACTGGCC